ATTTGAATATTATAATGAATAAAGTGTATCGACTATCCCTGATGAATGTAAGGGAGTAGGCTTAGAGATAGGCACTAAGCCGAAGCGGAAGGCTCCGAAAGGAGATGATATAGTCAGTGCTATTGGTGACAATAGATAACATGTGTAGAACAGCAAATCTCGCAGATATAAATGCTGAACCTGGAGTTAATTCTCAAATGAAAGACGGGCGCGGTAATATTTGTCCAGTAACTGTTATTATGCCTACATTAGCAATGATGGCAGAAGAAAAAGCAGCAATACATAATAAAAAAGCAAATAATTTAAATGAAATATTTGAAGAAGAAGTAATTGATAATTTTATGGAACTTTTGGACCAAAAAATTCATGAAGCAAAAGATATGTTACTTGAACGTTTTGAATGGATTTGTAGTCAAAGTCCAGCATCTGCAAAGTTTATGTATGAAAATGGGACAATGCTTGGTTATCATCCAGAGGAAGGTATTCGTTCTGCTTTAAAGCATGGAACATTGGTAATTGGCCAATTAGGTTTAGCAGAAACACTTCAAATTCTAATTGGATGCGACCATACGACAGAAAAAGGAATGGAATTAGCTAAACGTATTGAGCAACTATTTAAGACACGTTGTGCAGAGTTTAAACAAGAATATAAATTAAACTTTGGTGTATATTATACTCCTAAAATTTTCGGATTGGGAGTCGCGTGAGTAATCACATGAAAAAAGAACCTCATTAAACGGGCAATCGTAATAAGATGGTAAGAAAGCCTAAACCAAAATGGCAAGGTAATCCCGTAGGATAAAATTATTAGAACAGAAGTTTTTACCCGTGTTCAATAGAAGCATTATCACTAGTAATATAGAAGGAGGTGCTTCAATATGGCACAAAGAAAAATGACAGATAAATTAGTATCAAGAGATACAATTTCAGAAGAATTAAGATTGATTAAAAATAGTGAAACAGATTATATTACCCCAACTGGTAAAATTTATAAAGATTATGGTAATAATATGATGTATCCAAAAGCAACTTTTATAAATAAAAATAATGGATACTTATATTGTGGAATTACGTATCCAGAAGGACAAAAACAAAGAAGAGTCCATATTTTAGTTGCAGAAGCATATTTACCTAATCCTAATAATTATCCAGTAGTAATGCATATAGACAATAATAAAGCCAATCCTAATGTAGAAAATTTATAGTGGGGCACTGTTTCACAAAACACTAAGGCCGCTTTTGATGATGGACTTCAAATAAATGATCGTAGCTGGAGCGATAGCCAATCAGTTCATGTATGCGTTTTTGATATGAATTACAATTTATTAGATAAATACGGTTCAATTGGTGAAGCATCAAGAGCATTAAAAGTTACAAAAACAACTATTTTAAATCAATGTAATCACGGTGTAAAAACTAAACCAAGATGCGGTTATTATTTCCGTTATCTTTCTGAATATGAAGCTAATGGTTTTGTTCTCTAACGACTATCGAAAGCAATAAAAGAAGTGAGTAGAGTAGCACTTATGTGCGAAAGATGAGGCTCCTGTTGAAAAATTACAGGATGAAAATATAGTCTAATCCCCTAGTAAATATCGGGAAACCGAGGGTATGAATGGCCGAAAATTTATGTTATACAGCAATGAAAAAGTTTAAAGCGAAATATGGTGAAATTCCAAATGTATCTGACCACGAATATTTTACAAATAGTATGCACGTTCCTGTATGGCATGAAATTTCAGTATTTGATAAGATTGATATTGAAAGTCAATTAACTGGTTATTCCAGTGCAGGATGTATTACTTATGTTGAAGTTCCAACAGGAGTAAAAAATAATATTGATGCTCTTGAAACTATCGTAAATTATGCGATGGATAAAGACATTCCTTATTTCGCACTAAATATAAAGCTTGATATGTGTAATAATTGCGGTTATCAAGATGAGATTGGAGAAAAATGTCCACAATGTGGAAGTACTAATATATCAAGATTACGTCGTGTTACTGGATACCTAACAGGCTCCTATAAGGATGCTTTTAACTGGGGCAAACAAAAAGAAACTGAACAAAGAGTTCAACATATACATTAAGGAGTGATTATATGACTAAATTGGAAGATATAATTCAAACAGAATATGGCCCAATAGAAATATGGTCACAAGATGAATTTGAATATTATCCTCCTTATCATAAAGGAGATAATGAAGATGAGTAAGATTGCTGGAATCTATTGGGATGATACCGCGGCTGCGCCAGGTATCTCCCTCTCAGTTTATTTTTCTGGATGCCACTTCCATTGCCCCGGTTGTCATAATCCAGAAGCTTGGGATTTTAATTATGGTGAAGAATTTACATTTGAAACTATAAACCAAATTATAGAAAAATTAAATAAAAATGGTGTTGAACGTAGATTAAGTATTCTCGGCGGCGAACCACTATGTGATGAAAATCTCGCGGCAGTAGATGCGCTAATTAGTTGGTGTAAAAATCGTTATCCTAATTTAATAATTTATGTATGGACCGGATATACTATTGAAGAATTAAAGGCGCGAAAACTTGATATTATTGATAAAATATTAAATGAAATTGACGTTCTAATTGACGGTCGTTATGAACAAGATAAACGTGATACAACTCTTCCACTTCGTGGTTCATCAAATCAAAGAATTATAAATTTAAAGAATATCAAATAAATACTTGACTTTTCTTAAAATCTAGTGTATAATAAACTATAAAGAAAAAGAAAACTAGGTTGTGATATAATGGTAGGATGGGCGATATCAATAGTTCTTCTTGTTATTGTTATTTATTTATTCTTAAAAAACAAAGAGAAGCAAGAATTAGACGCCAGTGAAAGAAACAAATTAGATACTGAAATTGCCTTACTAAAACAATAGAAAGATAATTTATCATCAGCAATATATGAATTAGATTCTTTATCTAATTAGGCAATAGAAAGATATAATAATTCTGTTAGAGATAAAACGTAGGAATTAGAAGATTATTTTTCATAGCAAAAACAACGTCGTCAATAGATATTAGACGAAGATTTTGAAATATAGGAAAAGTCACGAAAAGAATCTTTAGATTTACGGATGCAATCATTTACGCAATAGGCTCAAGAGCGCGTAAATAAAGCAGAAGAAGTCGCGCGCGAATAGATTGAACAATGGCGAAAAGCGCAAGAAGATATTGCAAATGAAACTAATAAACAGCTAAAACGCTATGAAAGTTTACTTGAACCATTATAGCAATATGAAAAAGAAAAACAATAGCGTTTATTTTATGCAATACAAGTTCCAGATGAATATAAAGAAGATATAAATTTCTTAATAACTACTGTATCTTAGAAGATATAGCATCCTGATATTATAAATAAGCTCGTTTGGGCGGAGTATGTAAAGCCTTATATTGACGAAACGTTCAAACGAGCAAATATAAAAGATGAGCCAGGTATTTATAAGATAACTAGTTTAGAAAATGGTAAAAGTTATATTGGTAAAAGTACTAATATAAAGAAACGTATCGCAGACCATTTTAAATCAAGTATTGGAATAAAAACAATAGCAGACCAAGCCGTTCATCATGAAATATGGAAAACAGGATTCTGGAATTGGACTATTGAACCAATTATTTATTGTGATAAAGATGAATTAAATGATTTAGAAAAATATTATATAGATTTCTTTAAAACCTAGGAATTTGGATATAATAAAAATGCAGGTGGTGGCGGCTAATGGAAGAAATACAAAATTTTGATATTATAAAATATCATGGAAATAATAATTTCCTCGCAATTTTATGTCATAAAGATAAGAAAAATTATTACATGATAGTAGCTAAAACAAGAAGCCTTAGTATTTTTACAGAATAGAATACTCAAAGTATTCGCGGAATTTGTCTAGCAGAAATTGTAAAAAGTTATTCCGCGCGAGCAGAAATTAATTTTAAATGTGAAGATAAAACTCTTTTCAAAATTATTAATATTAAAGATGAAAATGAATTTGATCACATTGTAAAAGTTTTGGAGTGTATTTTATGAGTGAAAGAGAAGAAAAATTATAGAATATCATAAAACGATTTTCCGAAGTACAAGGTATTTCTATAGAAGAAGCGGAAAGAATAATAGGCGCAGCTACAGAAGAAGAAATTCTTAATAATATTAAAACTTTTACTGTAGAAAAGATAAATAAAAATGCTCCACCAATGAATCGCGCACAACGTCGCGCGTTAGCTAAAAAAATGAAAAAAGATAAAATAAATACAGATGCATAGAATACTATAGCAGATACCGCGAAAAAATTAAATTATATTAATTTGATTCAAAAACTAAGAGATTTAAATGAGAAAAGGGAGAATGAAAATTATGGTGAGAAAACGGAGAAAGACTGAATCTTTTTACGCAGATTCTGAAAAAGAAGCTACTTTAAAGGTAGAAGAATACAAAGAAAACGCTTTAACAGAAGGATACACAGTTTTAAAAACTAAAATTGATTATAAATCTAAAAAAGACAGAAAAACTGGAGAAATTGTTGAGGAATACTGGATTGTTGAAATCACAATCTCCTATGAGATATAAGGAGGGATAAATATGTTTGAGTTAGAGGATTTTAATGATTTACTCGAAAATAATGAATCCATGAAACCTCTTGTAAATATGATTACACAAATCATGGAAATTCCTGAAGATAGCTTAACAAATACTACTATTGAAAGTATTCTAGGTGCAGTAGAGGGTGCGTTCACACCTTCTCTTCGAGAAAATACTATTCAAGAGGTTATAAAATATTATGAAGCGGATGGCCTTACCGTTAAAGATATTGAAAAACAAATAAAAGAAGTTAAAGAAGCTCTTGATGAA